GCCGGGAAGGCGATCGCCCATGCTGCGTCCGCATCCGCAAAACCGCTGGCGGTGCCATAAAAGCCCCAGGCTTCGTTGGCAGTCGGAAGGGGCGGGGTCGTCATCTGCGTCGCTCCGTGTTCGTGAAACGACTACCGCTCTGTTCGGAGGTGATAGCAACTCGAATAGACCGAATTATGGGACTTTCCGGTTTCTGACCCCCGGTTGCTAACTCGCGGTTGCGTGAATTTTGGGCCAAGCGCGGTGTCTCCCGCCGAGGGCCCAGACTTTCGAGCCGCCCCCCGGCCAGGTCACCCGATCGGCCACCCGTCGGGGCCTACGGGAACCGTCCTGCGTCGGCCGAATTGTTCGGAAGTCCGCCTGGCATGGCAGTCGGCACAGAGGCAGCGAATGTTGCTGTCTTCGTCCGATCCGCCATGGGCCAGCGGCACAATATGGTCAGGCACGGTCGCCTCGCGGACAAACCCGACGGAGGCACAATCGCGGCAGAGTGGTTCGGCCTTTAATCGACGCAGGCGCTGCGCCATGCCTTGGCGTCCCCGAAGTCGTTCAGCCATCGCGCAACGCCTGCAACGAGAAACGCCCGGAAGCTGGTAAGCCCCGGGCGCAACTCGCATCTCTATATTTCGGAAACATCTATACCAAAGCAAGTGCCTCTTCAATGCTTTTGTTGCTAATAATCATTGAATCACAGTTTATTATTTCAAATGGTAGGCGGACGATACTGATTACGAACTGTCCTTTTTGATGTGGAACAGGGAAACCAGCGCCTCGAGCCCATGCCCCAGATTCCGAATGTCAGCATCGCACCAAGCCGATGCGTCGACCTCGTAACAAACCACAGCATGAACCAGGACGCTCGGGCGCCGACCCGTCGCAGCAACGGCATCGCTGTCGGCAGTCCGAAGCATGAGGATCGTCGCTGCCGCCCGCTTGCGGATCTTGGCCACATAGTCCGGGTCGTATTCCGTGATGCTGCGCCCGAAGATCCCTTCATCCAGCAGCAGACCTCCCGCTGAATGCGGGTGGAGTGGCGGCAGCCCCATGACCGCGCGGTTGCGGGCCATGAGGTCACCATAGAGCTCCGCTGCTGCCAGCTGCTCGGGGGTGATCTTGCCGGCGAATGCCAGCCGCCCAATTGCAGAGCCAAGGCGCTCGTCCTTTGCCTGCCGCGCGCTCACGCCATACAGGCGCTGGCGTGCCTCAAGTACGGTCGCGGTAACTTCGCGCAGAGTCTCAGCCTTGCCCGGCTGGACCAGCTTGCCGCAGGGGTGGCGGCGGCCCGCCTTGCGCTTACGACCGCGAGCCACGGATGATCTCCGGGATGAGCGCCGCGTAACCGATCACATCGACTGGGCCGTCGGCATAGTCCGGATCATGGGCGAGCCGTGCCAGCTTCAGGTCGATCATGCACAGCGCAACCTGCTGTGCCGTGACGGGTGTTCCCAGGGTGATCGACCAGCGCTGGGCAATGGCCGTCATCTGAGCTTTGGGATCGCCGAAGGCAGCCCCGCGATCTTCAAGCACCTGCGCCACGCGCTTCAGGAAACCGACCGCGCTCACCGGACACCTCCAAGGGTCTCGATGGACCAGAGCAGGATAGCGATGGCGTCGGCCTCGTTATCGTCGGCGGGGGCAAATCCCTTGGCCTGAACGGCGGCGATGACAGCCGCCTTGTCCGCATTGCCCTTGCCGGCAATGAACCGCTTGATCGTTCCGACCGGCACGCCCTGGTAGGCGACCAGATGTTCTTCGCACCAAGAGGTCAGCATTCCCAGCAGGCCGCCATAGACGTGGGCCGCGTCGGTGCCAGCGTGGCGGCGGACTTCCTCGAAGTAGATCGCCTCGATTGGCCCCGCATCGAGATCAAGCTGCTCGAGCCAGCGCCGGAAGCGCAGGTAGCGCATGCCGCCGCCGTCATAGCGAGTGTGCTTCAACGACACGGTGCCGGTGCTGATGTGGCCATCGGGCGACCGGAGGGCCCAGCCAGCGCTGGTGCCGAGATCGAGGGAAAGGACGGCACCGCGAGTGGTTGTGCCACTCTGCCGGGATTGGGAACTATTGGGGCAGGCTGCGGCCTGCAATTCTGGCAGGGTCATGACGACCTCCTCTTCGTGTGGGGTGGTCGGGGCGAGGCAATGGGCCGGTGAAGGCTAGCAGCTCGCCCGGACCCGAAGTGGGTCTGGTCAGGTCGTCATCCGGACGGGGGGCGCCGTCCGAGATCTTTCTAAGGCTTCAAGGGGGTCGATTGAAACATTTGGCCACCCAAACCCCGGAGATTCCTAGGTAATATATATACTTTCAATTATTATTATTTTTATAGGGGTATACCTCTCTACCTTTAAAACGCGCGCGTACGCGAGGAGATATATAAGGCTCCCCTTGAAAGATTGAACATTCCCGGTTGTCCAGATTTATCGTTTATAATCATTGCGATATGCCTCGAAATCCTGCTTTTGACCAATTCCACCCCTTTGAAGGACCACCCTTCGATGGAATAGGTCATCCAGGTCCAGCACGTTGGGGCTCGATCGTCTTGCCACTCGCGTCCCGCCAATTACCCGACCAGCGCGCCAGTCGGTAGACCATGGCCTGCCTGGTGGCAGAACTGCGCATGCCCGTGGTCACATCACCACTCTCGATCAGGGTCTGGATGATATCGTCGCGGTCCCGAGATTTGAGCCACTGGGAGCCGCGCGTCAATTCAGACTTGGTGATGCCGTTGGCGCCGGCTGCACGGATGAGTTCACGCAGCCGTTTCAGGTGGGCCTCGGTTTCGGTATCGGCGACATGGCGGTCTACCGCTTCCATTGCCCGCTGCGCATAGTGACGCACGAAAGCGATGGCCCAGTCCGCGTCATCAATCGTGATGACGGGAGCCACCGGATCATTCCCCACCGCCACGATCAACGCGAGCTTGAGGGCGATCTCACCGATGCGCGCAAGGATGGCTGTAAAGGCTGTGCCCGCAGCCGCCCGCAATTCGTCGGTCAGCTCCCCGCTCAGTGCCTTGAACCGCGCGCGGGCCTCGTCGGTCATCGGCACCGTTGTCAGCACGACAGCAGTTTGCGGACCAGAGGTGGCGCCCGTCAGATTGCCGCGCTGCTGCCCCGGACCCGACGCCAGCAGCTGGAGCCCTGCGATCAAGTCCTGTGGCGGGGTGCGGAGCCCGACGGCAACGTTTTCGTCCGGGTAGTCCTCGTCACTGGGCAGGATCAGGAAGCGGGCAAGCGAGCCGTCCACCACATTTGCCCCTTGCAGCGCCCCCCAGAAGTGCATGGGGGTCGTCGTGCCGTAGACGCATAGGCAAGGCTGGACGATGTCGCGCCGCTCATTGGTCCCGTCGCGATTGGCGTATTCCGCGCCTAGGAAGATCCCGCCGGCCGAGGTGTAGAGCTCGGTCATGTTGTCGAGGATCTCGGTGATATGGCGCGGGCTGCGTTGGCGATGCAAGGCGGTCAGCAGCCCGGCGCCGGACGCGATCTTATTGCCGCCAAGATGGTTCGCGAGGCCAGCCTCGAACAGCACCTCGTTGATGATCTCCCGCGAATGATTCTTGCCCGACCCGCTGTCCGCAATCCCGACCACATAGAGGTTGGAGCGCAGGTTGCTCTCCGTGCGATAAAGCCGCCCCATAAGCGCTCCGATCGCGCAAAGGCTGGCGCCAAGCGACAACAATGGCTGAGGCCGGCGCGCGGTCGACAACATGTAATCAGTCAGCTTGCCGACCAGCCCACCGGGGATCGTCAGATTGAAGCTTGCGGGCGCAGTCACTGCATCGGTATCTGCCGCGACGTCGAGCCGGGCCAACAGGCCAGAAGCCGGATGGCATTCGTCGGTCGGCTGACTACCATCTAGCACCATGCCGGGCTCGGGCTTCCAGCCGCGCTCCATGGCGAGATGGTAGATGGTGCCCGCACCAATCCGGTCCGGGCGGAAGCTGGCCCACGCCTTCTCGGTGACGGCAGGATCATTCTTCGCCGCCTGATCAGACCAGTCGGTAAAGACATCCTTGCCGGCTTCACCCAGACTGCCCTTGATGGCCAACCCGATCCGCACCCAGCTGTCGTAATCAAGATCGTTGTTGGGCAGATACTGCAGCGCGGCAGCGATTGCGTCCCGCGTTCCAACCTGGGCGTGAGCCGGGCCTGCATGGGCGCTGGCCGTGACCGACGACAGACTGGATGGCCGCAGTTCAGCCGGGACCAGAGCCAGCGCTTCTTCCACGAAGGCGGCGGCCATGTCCGCATCGATGACCGGCAAGCTGTCCAGATCAAGTTCGGCCAGCCCCTCCTCAGGCCAGGCATAGGGCTGGCCGGTATCAGGGTGGTCGGCGTAAGCGACGAACTGCTGGCCCAGACACAGGACCTCCAGCGGAGCCCGGCGAATGCCGCGGAACGGAGCGCTGGTGCGGTAGACAAGCAGGCGTTTCGGCGCCCTGCCAATGCGCAGTGCCGGGGTGTCGCCAAGCCGGGCGCGAGCCAGTTGCTCGATCTGCAGCGCAAGGTCCGGGTCCGACAGGATGTCGATATCGACGGCAGCCACGCCGCCGCCGACAATACCGATGCCGCAGTCCGGCCAGCCCGACCATGTCGCAACCTCGACCTCAGTGGTCGACCGCTCCGCATGACGGTTCCATTCGGGGTAATCGACCCATGCGCCGCGCTGGTAACGGCCCGGCTTCTTGCCGCCGGGTGCGATGGGCAGGATGGTATAGCCGTTGGCCAGAAGGCGCGAACCATGGCGCGCCATGTAGGACGTACTCATCAGAAGGGGCACTCCGACATGTCAGCGGCGAGCTCGCGCAGGTGGTCGCAGTACCCGGTGATCAGATGCTCGACGAAGGCGGACCACTCTGCGTCAGTCAGCGCTACAAGGTCGGTCTTGCCGATCTGTTCGAGATAGCGCCCACCGGCTTGCCCGCCGCGCACCATGGCGGCCTGTTCATTGCGGCTGGCATTGATCATGCCCTGCCTCCGGTGACAGAGTTCCTGGCAGACACGGCTGCAAAGATATTTCCGACTTTCGTCCCGGCGGGGATCTGAAACCCTGTAGTGCGGGACGAACCAGCCGAAGCCGCGGGGTTCGCGGTGGCAGACGGAGCAGAGCCCTGGGTTGGCGTATGGCATGTGTCGAACCTTGCCTTGGTGATTTCGGTGTAGTTGCCCGACGGGCGCACAGCGATGTGGCTGGGGCGGCGCAGACGGTGGACCAGCTGCAGAGCCGCATAGACCGAGCGCGGCACAGGAATGCCCGGCGCCCGTTCACGCCACCATGCCTCGGCCTTGGTGCGGGGGTAGCCGGTGTGCTCGAGACAGATCCACTCGTGGTGCCAGCCAAGGCCGCACTGATAGGTGACCTTAAGCGAAGGGCGGCCGCCCGGCTTTTCATGGCGCTGGTAGGTGACGTTGGAGACCTGCAGCCATTCCGGACGCTTGGGCTTGCCTGACGACAGCACGGCAAGTGTCGATGCCGTTGGCGCCAGTTTCACCTTGCGGGCTGGGAAAACGTAACCGCAATCCGGACATTCCAGAGCTGCGGCAGCAACGATGCTCTCGCACTCGGGGCAGACCTTGACCGGCGCATCACCATCGCCCGAACCTGGCCGCTTCGGCTTGACGAGGTCGATAGGGCCGTGACGTTTCACGTTTCCGGCGAAGTCCAGGACGAGGCAGTTGTCCTTGCCTTGCGCCAGCCGCGTGCCGCGCCCTGCCATCTGGACGTAAAGCCCTGCCGACTTGGTAGGGCGCAGCATAGCGATCAGGTCCACGGCCGGGGCGTTGAAACCGGTGGTCAGCACCCCCATCGATGCCAGCGCGCGGATCTTGCCGGCCTTGAAATCGGAAATGATGCGGTCGCGCTCGTCCTTGGGGGTATCGCCGAAGATCGTGGCGCAGCTGATCCCGCAGCGGCGGAATTCCTCGGCAACGTGGGTCGCGTGACTGACGCCCGAGCAGAAGGCCAGCCACGACTTCCGGTCCTTACCGTAGGCGATGATCTCACCGACTGCGGCCTTGGTGATGGCGTCCTGGTCGACCGCCTTCTCAAGATCACGGGCGATGAACTCGCCCCCACGCGAGCCGACACCGGTCACATCAAGCTTGGTCTGCGGTTGCTTGGACATCAGCGGACTGAGGTAGCCTGCCATGATCAGATCCCGGACCGACACCTCGAAAGCGATGTCTGTGAACAGCGCGTTTTCGCCTTCGTGGAGCATTCCGGAATCGAGGCGATATGGCGTGGCTGTCAGCCCGATTACCTTCAGCTTCGGATTGATCCGCTTCATCGCATCAAGGAATTTGCGGTACATCGTGCTGGCTTTGCCCGGGATCAGGTGGGCTTCGTCGATCAGGATCAGATCGCAGTGGCCGATTTCTGCCGGCCGGCAGTGGATCGATTGGATCCCGGCAAACAGGATGCGCGCTTCGGCATCACGGCGACCGAGGCCAGCCGAATAAATACCGGCAGGTGCCTCCGGCCACAGGCCGAGCATCTCGGCATGGTTCTGGGCGATGAGCTCGCGGACATGGGTAACGACCAGGATGCGCTGATCGGGCCAAGCCTTGAGCACCCCGTCGATGAACGAGGCCATGACCAGACTTTTGCCGCCAGCGGTCGGGATGACCACCAGGGGGTTGCCGTGCTTGTCTTCGAAATAGCTGTAGATCGCGGCGATCGCCGACTGCTGATAGGGGCGGAGCTTAAGCATTTGCGGCCTCCTTCTGGCGGGCGTCGTTCAGCCAGTAGGAGCCGTCGGCCATGCGATAGGCGACGAAATCCTCGCCGGCGTCGGTGACGGTTCCGGGGACGAGATCAGGGATGAAGAGATGGCGGGCGCAGGCGCGGCGCTGGTCCTGGGCATCAAGCCTGCGATCATGGCGAGCACAGTGCCAACCGCCGTCTACGGGCGTGGAATGCAGGCAGGTCCGGCAGTTCACCGCCGCCGCATCCCCGGCGTGGCAGGCCGCATGGTGCGAGCACATTCGGCACTCGAACCAGGTCGGATCATCGCTGATCCGCGCGGATGGATTCTGGGAATCGATAATGCGCTTGGCCTTATCGAGCAGCCGTGTTACAGCTTCAGGATGGGCTTCGATCCGCTCGATATGCAGCGCGTCTGTGTCCTTGCAGACCGCGACGTACATGGCCCGGGTCTGCCCGGTGAGGTGCATGTAGATCTGCATCTGGGCC